AAATTGATAATAACCAGCTACCGTAGGCGTAAATCTTGAATTTGCTGTACTGTAATTAGTATTTGTGTCAAAAATTTTAGTGTTGTAAGAAATTTTAGTAAAAGTATCGGTAGCGGCAGAAGTTAATGCTGAACCATTAGCCGCAAAAGCAGGAGCAGCACTGGCAGCAGATGTAAACGTCAATCCTGTAATAGTTGGGCTTGTTGCTAATACATTTGAGCCGGTTCCTGTGACTGAGATGGTTCCGTCTCCATACACAGAGCGCCCAGCGGGGTAAGTCACAAATACTGTTTTAGTTCCAGCTGGGAAGTTAACCAGCGACCCAGAATTTGATGAACTTAAAACTGTTGTACGTGCAAGAGTCGGACCGGTCGTTGAGTACGTCCCTATACCGACCTCCCAATTGGAGCCACCCTGATCCGCAATACAGTAGTACGTGGTGTTAGAGTTACCAACGACTGCAAACGACTGATACCCCGTTACAGCACCCAGCAATGTTACTGAGCCTGTACCCGTTGTAGTCGTCGTTTCCTGTACTCTGTCATAAACTACAAGAGCCATTTAAAGCTCCTTAGCCCGAAGCGCTCAGAGTGTAAGTTACGTTAATTGTGTCGCCTGACGTTACAGTCTTTGAACCGGCGGTAAAGTCACCTGCTGAAAACAAAGTGCCAGTCGTATTGTCAATTGTTGAAGAGCCACCAATGTTGATGAACGCCCCAGCCACTGTGCCAGAACTTGTCATCGCAAAGATTACCGCAGCACTTGTTGTAAGCACTGAGGGGTTAGCTGTTGTTGCTGCGCTAAAAGCTGGTGTCTTGCGTGTACCAGAGTACGTAGGAGCGTTTGCCAAACCCACTTCCAACCATGTGGCATGGCTGGCTTGTGTGTCAGCGTAAGCTGCTGTGCCTGTACCTTTTAACCCCATGACGACAGCGCCGCCGCCTGTGTTGGCAAAGTATGAATCCAACAAGCTCTTACGACCAACGTTTGTTGTCAGGTTTTCAATATTGTCTGCCCACTTCAGATTGCCCTGAGCGTCATAACACTCAAAGGTATATACACCTTCAAGACCAACTAATTCTTGTGATCCGGCATTGCGGGTAACAGTTGCATCAACTGCATCTCCAAGTTTTGTAATTTCATCGCTCATGTTATGTGATCCTAATGATGGCGTTAGTTGAGTTCGCCGTTGGGAAAGTTACAGTGAATGTACCGTTTGGGATTTTGTCCGAACCAAAATTCAAAACAAACACAGCCGCACCCGTGGTGCTATTGTAAATCAGCGCACCCCGTGTTGTGAAGCTTGCAGGGTTCCAAGTTACGTCATTAAACGACACAAAAGCCGTATTGTTTGCCGTATCTGAACTTGGTGCAATTGGCGTTAAAACTTTGCCACTTGCCGTGTAGCCTGTGCCTGTAACTTCGTTTGTCGTTGTGTATGCAGTGGTAGTGTTATCTAAGTTTGCATTTGCATTATAAAGTGCGATTTTGTATACATATGGCGAAGAACCTGTAAAATTTTCTAGCCCTTTTAACAAGTTCAACCCAAAAATCGTGCAAGATGTTTGAACAATCATGGGTTGACCTTAATCTTTGCCTGCCCGTCCCGATAACTATCACCACGCTCAAGACCTGTACCAAGGCGGTTTAACTGGCTAAGGGCTTCTGTGTACTTCTGCTCGTAGTAACCAACCATATCAGCTTCGCCCTTCATGAAGATCATAGCTTCACGCATTGCGCCGTATAGCAAAGCGGGGTCGTAGTTATCGCCAAGCCAACTTGTACCGGTTGTGTTAGAGACCGCTGCAACAGTAATAGAAAATCCAGAACCTGAACCACCGAGATATGTATTGCTTGCTGACAAAACATTACCCGCTATATAGAGCGATCCACCGTTATTAATCGTTACTTCTGTTACCGCACCGCTTACTACAAGAATAGTTGCGGTCAAGTTTGAACCAGAACCACCTGTTAACGGTACATTAGCGTACACACCACTAATGTAACTAGAACCGCCCGTCAGAGGCGTAGAGAACGTAGTAACTTGCCCTTGTACAATAGTAGGCGGGTAGTAGTAATAGTGCATTTCTACTGAGTAGTTTGCGTCAGGAGATGGACCGACTAGAAGAGTCAATTCATTGATGTTTGAATACTGTGAACCAAACAATGCGTAAAACCTAGGTAACCCTGAGTTGGCGTTACCGGGGTTAGGATACGCTTCACGAATAAAGTTAACGTCTTTGTTTAGAAGGTATTGATAATTACCAGTGGCATCAATTACTGCAATTGAATACGGCGCTAACCAATCATCAGGCAACGACACATACCCGTTGTACTGAGTCAAAGTACCCGTTACATTCTTTCGCAAAGACGGTAGCTGAACGCTGTTGTAAATGCGCCGTTCAGCCTCTTGAATAAACGTAGGAATACTGGATACAAACAGACTCTCAGTATTCTCTGCATAATTCTGTATTGCCTGTTGCAGTTGAATGTAATTCATAGTTAGCACATAGGTCCACGAGCCATAATACCTTTTGTAGCGCACCCAGTGCCACGAATCTTAATGCCTGATGTCTTAACATCATCTCGTGCAGGATCACCTGCGCTGACCCGTTTAGAGCCGCTAGTGGGGGTTGTTTCCAGTGCGTTTTGTTTATTAGGGTCGCTTGTGCGTGAGCCTGACGCAGACTGTTTTGCGCTATTAGCTTCTTTGCCAAAACCCTTCAAACTTACGCCGCCCATTGTGTGAGGCTCAGCATAAACAGAGGCCGACCCAACCTCTTTACCCATCATTTTTTGACTAAATTTTCCCATGATTAACCTTTTTGGTTGTTTGCACGAGCCATGTTGCGACCAACCGCTCGCATGGTTTTGCCAGTAACACCAGCGGATTTTTTACCACCATTTTCTAAGCCTTTAACTGGGCCAATATTTCCAAAGTTTTTACCCTTGGTTTTGCCTTTGTTTACTACTCCATCTGCGTTTCGTGTGTATGCCATGACAGGCTCCTAAGTAGTTGTTACTGTGCCAATTTGTATTAATAAAATTAAGTCGTTTGGCGTAAGTGAATCATCGTATGCTCTTGCGCCACCTACTGGATACCAGCCCCACTGCGTTTGCCTGCTACCGTCTGACGGATACCCTGCGCTGCTAGTGTTATTGCTTGAAACAATAGAGGTGTAAAGCCCTGTGTTCCCAGACACCGCATAAGATACATCAGGCCTTGGCTGACGCACGGCTTGTGGATCATTAACCGGATACATTCCAAGCTGCAATTGCGGATGATCTGGACTCCAACATTCTTGACAAACTTTAACTTGGAATAACTTAGTCTTTACAGTCTCATGGCGCAATACTTTAAGTTTAAATCTAAACCCGCACCGGTCACACTCAGCAATCGAAAATTTACCTGAAGCATATTTAGAGGGCATAAATCACCTCAATAAAAATGCATTCTTGGAACAAACCTAAGAGGAGCCTTTTCACGGTCTTCGTCCATAGCTAACTGCAACTGCTGTTCGTAATCTGCTTTTAATGCCATCGATCGTTGCATGTCGACTCCGGGAATCTTTGCCGATAGGTATGAAGCAAGGCCTGCAACCATTGCAGGAATAAAACGAAACGGAATATCTTGAGTTGAAGCACCTGTGCCAATGTCCTGAATGCGGCGCAAGCGCCAGTAAACGAATGTGTATTGATTGCCCGGTGCGTTTGGTGTTGGCCAAACAGTAATCTTTGGTGCGTCAATATTTGTGACAGGGTCTGTGCCATAAGGTCCAAGACCTGCTGGGTATTTAGCGCCGGTCATGCGTTGAATCCAAACTTGAATTGGCCTGCCAACGGCGTTTTTTGTTGGGATTGTGGCGTATGTCGAAGAAGAAATTCTGCTGATGTTAATGTCAATCTGATTAGCGCCAGAACCTGTGCGAATTACTGTGTCGAGCAAGTCAATTGTATCGACTGGCAGGTCGTAAGACGCTTGGCCAGTAACCATTGGAATAGAGCCTTGCTCAATAGTCCAAAGGTTAATTCCACGGTTGGCCCACTCAATTGTCAAGATGTTTAAACTTCGACGAGCTGTACGTAGGTCGTAACCAGACCTAAGCTCAGAGCCGCATCGCTCAAAAGCTTCTTCAACCAGATCATTAAGATCAAGGTTAAATGCGCTGGTTCCTGAAGTTGTCATTATCTAAATCCTGACGTTTTTTTAGCAATTGTTTTAGGCTGGGCTACAAATTGTTTGCCTGCCGCCTTACCTTTGCGTTTTGCTTTGGTTGTGGCCGCATATTCCGCAGGGCTTAGGGATTCAATGGCTTTCTTTGGCAAATACCGCTCACCTGTTTCAGACGATTTTTTACCTGACTTGGTTGTCCATTTTTGGTCACCCCAAGCTTTTAAAGACTGCTGCGGTTTTGCTAGGCTGCTCATTTATATCCACCACCAGCGGCTTTGTAACGCTTGGCCATTAGCTGCGCCTTTCTGGCCGACCATTGACCAGCTCCTGTACCTTGAACTGCTGCGGCTTTTACACTATTAAAGATACGTTTACGCAAGTTAGGTTTAGTGTAGTTGCCAGCCTCGTTTACTTTAGACTTTGTTTCCCCGCCTTCTTTGTATGACGTAACGTCATTAGGATTGTCCTTGCGAACAATCTTTTTACCTTTTGGCATTTTAGAAGGCAGGATAGCACCCATACCTCTTGAGGCAATCATAATAAATCCTTTAGCAGGTTTTACCACCACGATTCATTGTAACCATCTTGCCTTTAGTCTTGCCCTTTGTTGCACAGCCATCAGCACGACTAGAAGCCATTCCGCCGGAAGCCATTTTGGTCATTCCGCCCTTTTTCATCATGGGTGCTGGCATTTCATCAGGCATTGGACGCTTTGGCATTGAACGACCCATCATGTCAGGACGGTTAGACTTGCCCATCATGTCAGGACGGCTAGACTTGCCCATCATTTCAGGCGGCATACCACCCTTTTTAGCGGCAAATGCTGGAATCTTTTTTCCATCTTTCATGACCATTGGCATACCGCCTTTCTTTAGCGCAAGGTTAGTGCCTTTGTCACCTTTGTGTTCTTGGGCGTCATGTTGTTTAAACGCTTTCTTAATCATGGCTTTATCTTGTGACTTGTCCATTTTCATGTCTTCTTTCATGTCGTTTTTCATAGCACCACCTTCCTTAAATGTTTTGCCTTTATCGGCAGTGTTAAAGTCTTTACCAACAGATTGAGAAACACCAACTTTTTTAGCAAAAGCAGGATTGTGTGCAATTGCCGCCATAAAATTATGTTGTTTTTTAGAAGAGCTTGGCATTATTTACTCCAGTGACCAACGATATAACCTACAACGCCAGTTCCGGCGCTAATTGCGCCACCAAGCCACATCAAAGCTTTCCAACCACCCTCAACTTGATCAAGTTTTTTTCTGATCTCATCAAGGCTTTCTTTCATTGAATTAACAGTAACCACAAGCCTATCTATGTCTTCCTGCAAGTGTTTAATATCACTTGCGTGAGTGGCCAGTTCACGGGCAGTCATTATGGGATCGTTACTCATCAGCATTTCCAACGTTTTAAACTCGCTGCTTTACGAGTTGGTTTACCGTTTTCATCTTTCATCGGGCCGGGCATTCCCGACATCCTTGCACAAAAAGACTTCTTGCGTGGGCCACCTTCTGGCTGCGGAGCTTTTAAGTGAGACCCTGTTGCTGCGTTGTACTTTGCACGTCCCTTGGCGGTAAGACCAGCCCCTTGCTTTACAGGAAGCTTTTCACCACGACCCACAGCAAGAGAAGGGGTTTTCTTAGCCATAATAAATGTTTGCAGAAGTAATGTTAGTCATAATCATGTAAATACCGTTCTGCACAAGAATGCCTTCACCCGGAATTAATGCAAAGTTACCAAACAAGTCACCTGCGCCCACATCGTATGAATTCAACCAAAGCGTTGAGTACGCAAGAGCCGTACTTGCAATCGTGCCTGAGTTAATGTCAGTAAGCGTAAATGTATTTGATCCAGTTCTAGTAACCGTGTAATTGCCATTTGTAGCTGAAATACCAGAAGCGCTGGCAAAGGCAAATCCTCGTACATCGCCCGTCACCAATCCGTGAGCCGTGCTTGTTACTGTAACAGTTGTGCCTGAACGTGTGTATGTAGCCGTAGTAACGGGCGCAGTTGTTGTATCAAACACATCAAGCGTACCGGCAAGGGCAGTGCCAACCGTAGATAATGCCTTGAGTCGTGTGCGACCCAGCAGCATAAATCCAGTGTTGTTTAAATGCGCTGCTTTAACGTCAGTTTGCATCATAATAATCTCCCAAAGTTTAAACGGGGGCGAACCCCCTTAGAAGATTAAGCTGAAACAGGAACTTGTGAGCCGTTAGAGTTAGCCACAGCGTAAATGATGGTGTACTGAACCGTACCAGCAGTTACCGTAGCAACCGTAGGTGACAGAATAGCGTTTACCAATACGTCTGTTGAGCCAACACCTGCGCCGTTAGGTGATGCCGTAGTAGCAGCCCCTGCCCAGTTGCCAAGTTTTGCGGCAAACGCCGTGTTAGCCATACGACCAGCCGAAGTAATGTCGGTTGAGGCAACATACGCAGCAGTTGTGCCGGTGTAACCAACAACAACGTTAGCCGCAGTCGAGCCCGTAAATGCTGTGGTCGTGTCAACGTTAATTTGAAGAATCTGTGCGCCAGCAGGAAGAACGGCAATCTGCGTGGTCAGCGGGGCGGCAACGGTTGTGCCTGTGTAGTCAACTTTTTTAGTCTGCGAAACAATGGTTGTACCCATGTTGCGAACTGTACCTGAAGTTGTACCAGTCGTGTCTTTAACAGTACCAAGCAGCCAAGGGCCAAGATGTGTAGCAAAACCCATAATAAATTCCTTTATGCAAAAGTCCACTTACCATCGTTGCATCGTCTGCTGGGGCAGTTGGTAAGCGTTAAATTCCCAGATGTTTATTTATACACCCTTGATTGTTTAAACACAAGAGAACAAATAAAAAAACCCCACCGAAGTGAGGCTTTTGACCTACAGGTTACGCACCTGCTGAACCGTACATTCCGAGGGGATCAGACCACCCGAAGCTGTAACGCTCACGAGCCTTGTAACGCACGTTGCCAGTGTCGAAGTCACCGTCCATCGAATTGGATAGGGGCGTACGAACAAAGTGCTTCATGCCGTTAGGAACATCAGTTGTCAAGAACCAAGCATTGGTATCGGTCAAGAAGTGGTTAATTGTGTAACCATCTGGAATCGAACCGTTGTTCTTGAGTGCGTTGATGTCGTTATCGGTTGTACCAACACGCAATTCTGTTTCGAGCAAACGAGTTGCAACGAACTGAAGTGGTGGGGGAACAATCAACTTCTTAGGCTTAGCAGCAATCAACAGGCCACGCTCATCGGTCCATGCGGCGATTTGAATAACGGCGGCTTCCAAAGAAGTCTCGTTCAAGTCTGCTGGGGTTGATGGAATGTTGCTGTTTGTGCCACCAGAGACCAAAGGATGCGATGCGCTGAACAGTGGTTGACTGTCGCCGCCGACATAGCCAGCAGCAAAACCGTTGTTTAACACAGAAGCAGCTTTGACCTGTTTGGTGTAAGCCATGCCACGAGCCAAAGCCTTGGTGTAGCGGCCTGAAAGAGAATCGTAGAGGTTATCTTCGATTGCCTCTTCGGTCAGGCTGAAGCCCAGAGCGATTGTTTCGTGGTTGTAACGAGCAGTCCAAGCTTCTTGAGCATTATCATACGCAATCGCAGAACCTTCGTTCTTGACGGGTGCGGCTGAAAAACCAGAAAGTTTGGTCTCTTCTTCAAAAGAACGCTCAGAAGTTTCAGTTGCGTAGATTTCTTTGTGTTCTTGGCCATATTGAGCATACTCAAGGCCGAACAATGCGTTCAGGCCGGGAAGAAGCTCTTTTAATAGCTGGGCACGGGAAATAGCCATGATTTAGCTCCTTATACGCCGGTTGCGTTGTTGTACTGATGCATACCAAAGTTGATCTTGACGATCACTTCTGGGAAGTTATCAGCAGCAGTTGCTGTATCTCGCACCACATCAATAATACGAATAGGCAGAGTGTTAGTTGTGGCAGTTGAATCCAAAAGAGCTACTTTCGAGTCACCAGTGGTGGTCGAGCCAGCGTTTTGAACTAACGTTGCGTTGTTACCAATAGCAGTGATACCCACGCCGGTAATAACGGTTGTGCCAGAAACAACGGCAACTTGGAACAACGTATCTGGATCATCTGCAACGACTGCAAAAATCTTCGTGCCAGACTTGATGCTAACGCTGGCAGGATAAAATTGCTGTTGCTGGATTTGACCAGTTGAACCGTTGGTAAAACTTACACCAAGAAACACGCCGACAGGAGTAGCCGTAGTCGTACCGGTGTCCTTTTCGATTGTGCCATCAGAGATGCGCTTGACCAAATCGCCGTAGAAAATGTTAGTAGCGTAGCCACTCGCAATTTCCATAAGACGAGTTGAGCCAGAAAATACCTGACCACCAATCAGATTGACTGGTTTTAGCCCGTAAGGGGCGCTTACAGTAGGATAAGCCATTTAAGACTCCATGATTAGAATTAGCTATTTGCCAACGCTAGTCGTAGTTTTTCGTTCTTTAAACAAAGGCATACGAGCATCGCTTTGGCGCATTAGAGTATTGTCTACAGCGTCCGTTTGAGCTTGCGTTTGCTTGGCGTAATATTCACTACGCTGGGCAAGAAACTCAACTGGCGTTTTGCAAAGCAATAAACCGCCGATCTCGATGTTGTCCTTAAAGCGACTTGCCGGATCGACTAGCAGTTGAAACTGAGGCTGTTCTTCAATCGGTACTGGTTCCCATCCTTCTCTGAGCTTGGCAGAGAGGTTTCTTGGGTCAGCAGCGCCTTGAGTGGCAACCCTAATCCATCGATATGCGTACCCAGCCTGTTTGTCTGGCTCTGGAAGAAGTTCCGCAGGCATCCACTGCTTAGGACGCTCTTGAAACTCTTTGGTACTCAAATCTCGTGTAATTTTTGCGTTTGACATTTTAGTTCTCCAGTTTTAAGACTTCACGGACATACTGTTCGGGCGTAATGCCGAGCTTTTTGATAAAAGCGGCTTGGGTCGTCGTCAACCTAACCTTTTTGGAGGATGTGGTGCGAGTCGCAGGAGCCACAACATTCGGTGATCGCCTTGCCCGATTATCGGACTCTGGTTCGCCAAAATTCTCTGCAAATCTTTTCCGCATTGTCTTGTCCAGCACGGAATAATACTCATCAGAACCAACCGAAACACCGTTGCGCTTTAGTTTTTCATGTAAACCAAGTGCCGCTGCGGTCATTTCTTCGTCTTGACCAAACCACTGGTTGCGCTCTTGCCACGCTAACGCACGGTTGTCAGGACGGGGGGCCTGTTGACGAAGTTGTACTTCTTCCTTTTCTTCTTGTAAAGGGGGTAACTTAAAATTATTTACCCGATCCATCGCCATTGTTGCTTTAGTGATACGTTCTTGAGCCTCTAGTTGGGCATCAACGTCACCTTCATCATAGGCCTCACGGTAAGCTTTTTTGGCCATTTCAAGCTGCATTTCAGTGTTATTTTTAACCGCACTGACATACTCTTCTTGGCCATTGGTCAACATACCCTTGATGCGTCTGTTTTCTTCCATCAGACGCTGGGTAACATTGACCGCCTCTTCCCGCTCCCGCAAAGCAGCTTCTTTTTCCCGGCGTTCGTCGTGGTAGACCTTTTTGGCCTGTTTAAACTTCTCACGAACATCGCTGGAATAGCTTTCAAGCTCTTCTTTGTCGAGCTTATCGACAATTTCCTTTGGCATAGGTGACCGGTTACGGTCTTGTTCAGGCGTATCGTCTTCAATCTCAATGATTACGCCATCAGCGCCTTCAAATTCAATTTGAAAGTCGTCTTTTTTTTCCGATGAAATTTTTTCATCAGGAAACTTGTAATCATCGTTGTTAAATTCAGGCATGGTGTGCCTCCTTATGCTCGTTTAATACCACGGGGATCGTCAACTGTTAGCTCTACGGTGTCTTCGTTGATGACACGGAACTCTTTGCCATGAATAATGAGTCGAGTCCCAACATTTGGTCGAACAATGACAAAGTCACCCTTCTTGCACCACGGCCCATTTGGGTAACGAGCTTTATCGGTGTAGCAATCAGGCCCTAAATCAACCACAAACAGCACGGTTGCTAGGCGCTCTTCGTACATCATTGTTTCTTCGGCCTTGATGAGACCACTTTCATACTCTTTTTCCACTTCTGGGATTGCACAAAGGATTTTGTACCCTTGAGCTTTAGGAAGTTGCCGTGCTTTGTCTTTGGCGGCTTCGTATTCCTCATCTTTGATGATTGTTGAGGTAAAAGAACCAACTACTCGTGGACTATCGGGGTTTGAACCGATTAGTATTTCACTCATCTGCACTCTCCATGCGGTTTTTAAGGTCAAGGGCATAACTTTTTGCGGTAGAAAGACCTTTAATCTCTCCGCAAATCCTTCGGTACTCCTCAAACGTCTCAGCACGGCCTTCCGTGATAAAGACTTGAAGCATGTAAATCTTTTCGTCAATCTCTTTTGTCAAGATTTCAAAAGCGTCCATTACTTACCTTTTGGTTTTGAGTGAATACCAGAAATGTGTGAAGCAACTTTCTCAGCAAATTCTTTGTTTCGCTGCGTTGCATCAATCCCCATACGCATACCTTCCGCCTTTTGCTTGGCATCCAGAGCGGCTTTGTCTTGCGTGGCTTTTGCGCCAATCCTAATGCTGTCTAAAGTGCCCTGTTGCTCAACCCTCTTGCGCTCAATGTCAATAGATTGCATTTTGGCTTGTGCGTCAAAGTTGTCTTTGGCAACCTTGCGGTCAATTTCAGCCTTTTTAAGTTGCATCTCAGCCTGCTGAAGCTGAACCATTGGGTCTTGGGCTTGTTGTTGAGCCTGCTGTTGGGCTGCATTTGCTTGGTTGGTCTGTAAGAGCCTTTGTGCGGCTTGAGCCAGCAGCGGGGCTAATCTAGCCTCAACTTCTGGGTCCATAAAGGCCTCTTCACCATTCTCATCTTTCTGAGGTGGCAAGTTCATGCCTAGTTGTTTTTCAATCTCAACCCTGTAACCAAAGCCTAAATGCTCAGCGATGTGCGCTTGCATGGCTGCTTGCAAGGCTTGAGCTTGCGGAGACTGGCCAACGATAGCAACAACCTTTGGGTCTTGCATGGCTGAGGTGTGGACAATGATGTGCGCTTCATGATCTTGATAAGCAAAAGCCTTTACAGGCTTGCCCATCAATATGCTTTGGTTTTCTGTTACGGGGTCTTGAGGCTTTTGATCCTCAGGCAACGGAACAAGCTTGTGAGCTTCTTTTAATCCTAAAACATCTAGCATCTGGCGATGCAGTAACGGCATGTTGTAGAACTGTGGGCTGGTCTGAGCAAGCTGTAAAACTGCTTGGTACTGAACAATCTTCTGTGCCATTGTGGCAGCATTGGGGTCTGAGACCGGAATGACTTCTACGTTTTTGTAGTCATCTTTCTTAGCCTTACGGCTTCCATCATCAGGCTCATATGAATACTCTTCTGGAGCATTCTCAGCCATAATGTTTTTAATCAGCTTTAGCTCTTGCTTAAGAGAGAAGTGAACCCGAGCCTGAACGGCTGACATTACCTTTAGGGTACGCTCAAGGATGGCTAGGGTAGTGCCCACCGGAGCTTGGCCAGACATGTCAGAGACGTTTAAATCTGCTGTGTTGGCAAAGTTACGGCCATCTTGAATGATCTGGTTTAACAGGCCAATTAAGACTTGTGAAGGCTCTTTATAAGGCAGGGGAAGGATGTTGTCTTTCATTGCCCCAGAAGCTACGTCAACATCACGCCACTCACCGGGGGCGATTGGTGTGTCATCGCCCTTAACTTTCATGCCACGAGATTTAAATCCGCCGGGCAAGTTAGAGAGCGTTCCAGCATCAACCAACTGACGAATGATTGATGTGCCAGACTTAGCATACGCACCAATCAGGTGGATTAAGCCAAAACAGTAAAACCCAAAACCCGGAATGTAGCCGTAGTGAACAAAGTGTTGACGTTTTAGTTTAAGGTCATCATCAGGTTTCCAGTTGCGCCGAATAGATAAAACTTTAGTCGTGCCCTTTTCAATCGTTACAACGTAGGGCAGAGCGATTCCTGTTGGGCCATCATCGTCTTCATCTTCGTAACCCGGCAGGTCAATATTGACATGCATTTCAAGAATTTTAAACCGGTCATCAGCGGTAGCCCTAAAGCCAAGCTTCTCAGCAATCTTTTTTTCAACTTCATCTAGGGTATTCTCAGGATCACCAAGATCAATGTCACGGTAGAAACCCTTATGCTGTAGCTTTCTAATATCATTTTCAGTCTTACGCATTACATGCGTTACACGCTCAGCAGAGCCTAGATCGCTTGCGCCATAAGGAACGACTAAGTCTTCGGCTGGAACAAAGAGAGACACCTGACGGCCTAGTGCGGGGTCTTCATAGACTTTTTTAAATGCGTTACCTGACAGACCTAAACCCCAAATAGCCCGTTCTGTTTCGGGGCGGTACTCAGGCATCTTTTCAGTTAACTCATAATTCATGTCTTCCTGAACACGGGCGGCTGCGTCTTTCTTTTCTTGAGTTTCTTTGCCAATAATCTTTGTTTTGACAGGCCCCATAGCGGGGAAGATAGACATGATGGTTTCGGCTTGAAACTTAACGAGAGACTCAGCAAGCAACGGATGATAAATTCCACAAGCGCCCTCCCAAGGTTCTGAACGTTCTTCAATCTTTAAGCCTAGAAGCTCAAGACCATCAACGTAAGTTTGAATCCAATCTTTTCTAGATTGGACATCGTCTTCAAAGTCGGCAATCAAATCACTTGCCAGCAAGGAAAGGTCTGCATCACTCATGTCTTCAGCTAGGTTTGCTGAGAAGTCTTCTTCTGCGTCAGGAATGATCTCAATCTCTAGGCCACCCACGCCGATGGTGACTGACTCTGGGTCTACGATCTCAATCTCAATAGGCATCTCATTCTCAGCCTCTTGCTCGATTCCCAGTGGTGCTTGATACAGTGCTTTGTCGATAGCCATATAGTGTCTCAGTAGTACGCAGTCTTGCGTTTAAACATAGGTTCTTCAGGCTCATCAGAATCGATGCGAATAAACCCACCTTGTCGAAATCTCAACAACGCTTGACTAGTCGAGTCCACTAAGTCGTCATGCTCTCCATTTGGAAACGAAGCACACTCTTCCATGACCTCTTCAGCCCACCGGGTGTCTGGACACCAAACATAGCCTGATGCAAACAAATCCGATATAGCGTTTACACGGGCTATCTTATCAGAACCCTTATTGGGTGTGTACTCTGATAAAGGAATTCCAATCTGTCGAAGCTCGTAAATCAAAGGCGCACCGGCGGCTTTCTTTTCAATGATTAGGGTGTCAGGCTGAAACTCTAAATAAAGCTCGTGCGCTTTCTTCTTTAGCTCAGGGAACTCCATGCGTTGTTTAAATGCATCAATGAGCATAATGTTGGCCACAGGAACGCCGTCTACATTGTCACGGTAGAAGATTCCCCACGTTGTGCAGGCTGAGTAATCAGAACGGGAGTTCTTTTCAAATGCTGTGTCCCAAGACTGAATGATGTAATCACAAAAAGGAGGGCGGTCTTCGTCCCAAATTTGCCACATTTCCCGCTTAATGATTGCGCCCTCTTCCGAGGTTGGGTTCTGTTGGTACTGAGCTTCCCACTTACCAACGGCAATCTCAGCCTTGATGGCTTCTAGTTCTTTCTTAGACCAGAACTCAGGCCATAAGGGATTGCCAGAAGGCAGTAGGGCAGGGAACTCAATGGTCTCCCAAACATCCCCATCACGCTTAATCGAGTTGTTTACAATCTGGCCAGTTAAGTCTTTTTTAGACCAACGAGTCATCACAACAATAATCGCCCCACCCGGTTGAAGACGCTGGCGAGGCCCTGAGCCGTACCATTCATAGACACGGTCATACACCTCAGGATTGCCCTGCATAGCTTCTTGCTCGCTGTGCGGGTCATCAATAATTAAAAGATCAGCACCTTTACCCGTCACAGCCCCGCCCACGCCGATAGCAAAGTAATCACCGCCCTTGGACGTATTCCACCGTCCAGCGGCCTTGGAGTCGCTTGAGAGCTTTGTGGGAAAGACCATCTGGTAGTCGGGTGAGTTAACTAGGTTTCTAACCTTACGGCCAAAACCCACGGCTAGTTCAGCGGTGTGCGCTGTTTGAATAATCTTCTTTTCGGGGTATTTGCCTAGAAACCATGCGGGAAGAAGATAAGAAGCAAATTCAGACTTGGTGTGCCGGGGTGGCATGTTGATAATGAGACGCTTAAGCTCACCACTGGCAACTCTTTCAAAGGCATCAGCCATAATCTTGTGATGCCTGCCGGGAATAAAGGCAGACCACATCTCAGTGACAAAAGGCATAAAGCTTTCTTTACACCGCTCTATCTTGTCAGCTTTCAAAAGCTGATGAATCTTAGCAATGTCAGGAGAACTTGGGGGTAAAACATCCAACAACTTGATGTACTTAGCTACCTCATCACGAGTCAAGAGACTCATAGCTTAACCATATGATCTACAGACTTATCGCTAAGCTTTATTGAGCGAACTAAATGGGGCTTGATGTCAATATGACCCTCAGTCTTAAGTTCATGAACCAGCCTATGAATGTTGGACTTACTTCTCATTCCAAGGCCTTGTGCGATGTTTAAATAAGACGGTGCGTAGCCTTTCATCTTGATGTAAAGCTCGATGAAGTCTAGGACTAACTTTTGTTTAGGGGTCATGTCATATCCTCTTGCGCTCCCCAAGCACCACTGGGGGACTCGTTGTACCAAAACAACGGGGTGCGTTCTCCCATATAAGCACCGGCAACGTTGAAGTCAAAGAACTCTACAGCCTCGTCCTCAGTCATCTGGCCAGTGAGCTTATAGATGATCCTGTCAGCACTATAGAGGACTACAGGCGTTTCACCTCTGAATGTCAACCCAATGATGCAGTCATCATAGCCATCGGCAAAGAGAAGATCAGGGTCAATCTTACTAAGCTTTTCTTTCAAAATATATATACCCCGGGGTGAACAGAATAGAAACGTTCGTGGGGGGTATTTTATACAAAGTTTAAACAATGTCAAAGGAATATTTGGGAAGGGGTGGGGGGGCGAACGTTCGTATTGAGTAGGGAGGGGTAAATGAATGTGTGGATTAGAGTGTAGTACAGGATGGGGGCCTGACCGGCCAAAACCCGGGGGTCGGGTACGGTGGGTCAGCCATATCACCAATCGTCACCCCATAGGGCATCGCATAGCGCAGCGCAGCGTGTAAACAGCCATCGATTATCTGCATCGTGTGGTGTGTGATGTGATGTGATGATACGAACAGACTGTGCGCCATGCATGACAGTTGTTTAAACATGCGGTGTAAACATGCGGTGTAAACGGTCAATGCTTGGTAGCCTGATCGAGTAGTGCAAGGTGCTTGCTCAACTCATCCTTCAACTGCTCAGGTGATACCTGTTCGATGGTCTGCTCTACCTTGTCAACGAACATCCCCACAGCCTTACCCATTAGCTCCAGTGCCTTGAGCTTGCTGCTCTCACTCTTCATGCTGCGACTATGCTCTAGTAGCTCGGCCATGATGTGGCGTCGAGTCATCTGTGCGTCATTAATTACGTTGTCCTCTGTACGAGCTAGGGCAGACTCCAACAGCACTTGTACCTTTGGATTCTTCATCAGCCGGTTCGCATCTACCGAACTCGTGGCCATCCTGTCGCTCGTGACGTTGTAAGCCCTTCTGTATGCCTCTGTAGCGCTGAGAGACTGAGTGACGATGAGGTTACAGAACAGTCTCTGTTTGCCTGTGAGTCTTCCCTTTGTTTCACTCTTTACCCCATGTACTCTTCCATCCTTTGTTCTATGTGCGTGGGATGATTCGACCGCTGTTCGCAATTGCTCACTGGTGAACTCCGGCGCATCGAAACCGAAAGGGTTTGCTTTCCCCTCGCCTATCATTTCTTCGGCCAGTCCAACATCCCCTTCGTTACGCTTGTCAATCATTTCATCACCCCTGTTGTTTAAACACCCTGCTGTTGACAGACAGACCGCATTGTGGCAAGTCTGTTCGTGTACTGTTCATTCATCCAGTGTAGTGTAAACACCACAGCCAGTCAAAATACTTATCCACAGGCACACATAAAGTTATCCACAGAATGCATTAAGTTCCACTTAGATTATTTAAGAGACCACCTAGGGCACTCGTGTGGACTTCCTAGATCGAGGCTTCTAGGGTGCTTTAAATGCGTTTAAACGGCCTGTACATAAACACAGCACCATGTTTTATGCCTGTTTAACTTAGCCTGTCTGTTCGCACCTGTGGATAACTCTAGATGCCCTGTTTACAGTGGTAACCATGCAACAGTGAAAGCATGCAAATAAATAAATTGCTTTTGCATTTCTGTTTAAACAGGATTAATATTTGTTTTCCGCAGCAGCAGTTACTGTGGTTAAGGAATACTTAGTAGTAGCAGGGGTTCTAGGCTAACCATCCACAGCCGCCCCACATGGTTCTGAGCCACCAAGGTCTCAGTAGAGCAGAGTCAGGGTTGCCACCTGACAAGAGCTTCGAGTCACCTACTAGTGACCCTGCCGGTCTCGACCATTCAAGAGACCAACGGGTTTACAGCAAGGCACGAGACAGTCGCAACCACTGACTGCTGAGATTAGTGTCGAGAGTATCCCGACAGCATCTACTGGGTGCTGTCTGATTTACTTTCAACCTGAGGAGCTACACCATGAAATGGGATTACATCACCAAGCAAGCCACCGCAATCAAGCCCAGTTGGTCTAATAAAGACCGTGTGCTGTTTCACTACTTCAACCCCAACGGCGTTGCTGCCGAAAAGATCAAGCTTGACCGTCAGATCAGCGACTTGGTAGACCAAGACAAGTGCAAGACCGGCGCAATCTACGCTTACGGTTCACTGAACAGCTACTACATCGATGAGCTACGCAAACTGATCGACAGCAAGCGAGTCAGTCAATTTGACTCTTGGTATTACGCCGAACAGCTAGTAGTAGAGAACGAAAAGGCTCGTAAATTCATCGCTGAACACGCAGCCTGAGAATTAACCGGCAGGGCTTTATGAGAGCCTTGCTTGATTCACTTTCCCCCACCCTGAGGAGCAATACCATGATCACCATCGCAACCAAGTACGTCAAAGCCACTGACACCCGTGGCTCAGGCATCCGTGTTTCAACCTATGGCAGAAACATGTTCATCGCATGGCAGCATGACCTGTCAGGCACTGAGAACCATCAATGGGCTGCGCTTCAGCTTGCCCTAGACCTAGGGTATTCAGGCCGGTTCTACCAGTCTGACAACCCCTCTAGCAAGACCGGCTTTTTGTATGCCTGTGTTGACGGCGATAAGCCTGCGTTCAACCTAGGTAAGGCACTGACTGCCGCCGAACATCTTTCAGCATAACTGACGAGGCTTTATGAGCCGAAACCCCTGCGGGGGTCTTATGCCAACCCTGAGGAAATAACCATGCTTAACGACTACTACACCTACACCATTGCTACTCACTTCCTGAGTGCGATTATCAATTCTGACTGTTCGGGCTTGACTGACGAGGACGAACGCCAGTTGGACAATTTCCTAGATAACCTACCGCATGATGCGGTCAACGGCTCTTGGGATTATGGCGCACCGTTTGAAGGTACTGACTTCGCACAGTGCGATATCTGCGACCTTCATGCTGAATGCATGACATTAAAACTTTGGTTTCACAACGCCAACATCGAATCAATTACCGGAGCATGACCATGAATACATACCAAACAATGTGGCACTTGTCCCGCCTCGCCGACTCATCGATCTTCGGCGACACCGAAACAGCTACGCTCAAGGCCGCCTATCGAGTGATGAGCGCAGTGCTTAGGGCTTACGACATCAAGGCCAAAGACATCACCCCCGCCGACCTGTGCGAACTGATCCTAAAAGGGGATGCGCCATGCAAGAGCTAATCGATCTGATTATTGACGCTGCTGTGCTGTGCGTCCTGACTGCTGCCATCCTGTTTACCGTTTCACTTTTCTAATCGGAGTCACCATGACCTACCAAGACCACTATGAGGCGTTTAAACGCCGTCACACGGGTAACCCTGACGGACACCTTGCTTACGCTCTGAACGACTGCCACGAGGCTCTGAAGGCCAACCGTGGCAGAGAACCCACAGACCCATACATGGTAAAGCTGTGGGCTGAGATCGATGCCATCCGTGACGTTGGTCATGACCGCCAACGGAAGAAGATTGCAAAACACCGGCCTTCAATGGCTGTTTTTCTGTAGCAATACTGATGAGACCTGACGGGTCGAAACGGGCTGATGCCCGTCTATTGCAAACCACTGGAGGCTTAAATGCTTAAAAAATTCTTAGCTTGGTTCAAGTACACCTATGCACCTTATGCTGTTCACATTGTCCCCCTAGACCGCCGGAATGATAGTCAGGTTATCTACGCTTGGTCACGCACTGAGGCTGTTGAGTGGGTGGCCTGCTCCCTTCGGGATGATGATGTTTTTATCGTTCGCCGTGCCTGCAAGATTCAACCCTTCAAGCTCTTGGCTTTCCGCTCCGCTGTGGTCGAGGTGACTCATGGATAAATGGGAGATCGAACCCGTCCTGCCACCCTTCGAGGTGTGCGGTTACCTGTGTGAGGTCAAGCGTCATGCTCACCTAGGCCACCTGTGTGGCTATGTGACCGTGCCCTTCGGTCACCCTGCCTACACCTTGACCTACTTCGATCCCCTGCTTGAAGGCATCGAGGTACACGGTGGCCTGACCTACTC